GACGCAGTAAGCTCGTACGGCTTCGCCTCACGCTGATCATTGCGGTCCTGGGCTGCACCTAGCAACACCACGCCCCTCCCATGGTTCCTCCCCGGGCCTGTGTGTATACGGGGGGGCGCAGCGCGCAAGTTTTCTAGCGACTTGGATTTTCACCGGGGAATCCACCTTGAAGCCAGCCGGGAACGCACCGAGTACAAAATTTATGAATAACAGATACTTGTGCACATACCAGAAGTGCCAAAGGTGGATTTTAGTATTTTAGTCAAGAATCCATCCAAGCCAGTTTTGGATCCACAGAATCCAGCTGGAAGCCACCCACAGAAAATGTGACTCCGATTCACATTTTCGATTGACATTTCTAGCTCCCTTGACGTACCCCTTGATCATCGAAGAATTGCGCCCGAAGGATAACCCTTGCGGGCGCTTTTGATTTCCTGACAACGCGATCGCTGACGCGCCCTTAAACAAGGGTGCGATCCACTACACGTCGCCCCTCCCCGTGAGCCCTGCCCCATGGATCTTGTCTTTGCGCCACGCCAGATTGAGGTCTGGCCGATCGAGAAGCTGCGCCCCTATGCCAAGAACGCAAAGATCCATGGCGAAGCGCAAGTGGCGAAGATTGCGGCCAGCATGGCGAAGTTCGGATGGACCGTACCATGCTTGGTTGCTAACGACGGCGAGTTGATTGCGGGCCATGGTCGGGTGCTGGCAGCCGGCGCGCTGGGCCTGACCGAGGCCCCTGTCATCAGGCTTGGCCATCTCGATGAAGCAGAGCGGCGCGCCTACAGGATTGCCGACAACAAGCTGACCGAGCTTGGGGAATGGGACGAGGCCGTCCTGCGCGATGAGATTGCAGGATTGCTGGCGGAAGACTTCGACCTCGATCTGCTGGGCTTTTCGGATGAGGATCTGGATGCCCTGCTGCAGGACCCCGGGACGCTAGACGATGACAGCGCCGTCGACGGCGAGGATGATATTCCCGAGGCCCCGGTGACCCCAGTGTCAGTTCCGGGTGATCTTTGGCAACTGGGATCTCACCGTTTGATCTGCGGGGACAGCACCAGCGCCGATGTGGTTGGGCGCCTCTTGGGCAGCGTGAAGCCGCTCCTGATGGTCACTGACCCACCCTACGGCGTCGAATACGATCCCTCCTGGCGCAACCAGGCTGGCGCCGCGAAGACAAAGCGCACCGGCAAAGTCCTGAATGACGACCGCGCAGATTGGCGCGTGGCCTGGTCTCTCTTTCCCGGCGATGTCGCCTATATCTGGCACGGCGCTCTACACGCGGCGACTGTGGCCGACAGCTTGATCGCCGCGGGTTTCGGCATCCGCTCCCAGATCATCTGGGCCAAGAACCGATTGGTTCTCAGTCGGGGCGATTACCACTGGCAGCACGAGCCTTGCTGGTACGCCGTGCGCACCAAGGGAAAAGGCCATTGGGCCGGCGATCGCAAGCAGACCACACTCTGGCAGATCGCAAACAAGGACCAGGATGCTGACACCGTACATGGCACCCAAAAACCGGTCGAATGCATGCGTCGCCCTATCCTGAACAACTCGAGCCCCGGGCAAGCGGTCTATGAGCCGTTCATGGGATCGGGCACGACGCTGATCGCGGCGGAAACCACCGGGCGCATTTGCTACGGCGTTGAGCTGAACCCGACCTATGTCGATGTGGCCGTCGAGCGCTGGCAAGCCTTCACCGGGGAGGAGGCTGTATTGGTGGAGAGCGGCGAAACCTTCGCCGCGCTCAAATCCAAGCGGCTCGCGGCCTGATGCAGTCGCGCCGCTTCTCCTTAATCGAGGCCATAACCAATGTCGTGATGGGCTACGTGCTGGCGGTGGCCACGCAAATCGTAGTGTTTCCATGGGTCGACCTAAACCCGAGCCTCGGCGAAAACCTGGCGCTGGGCTTGGTCTTCACCGTGATCTCACTGATCCGCAGTTATTCGCTGCGCAGATTGTTCGCACGGTTTGAGCATAACCAAAAAAGGACCAGCCGAAGCTGGTCCAGAGTTGGGAAAGATTTGCAGAGAGCAGATCCGCAAATCGGGAAGGTCAACACACCGTTAACCAGTGGCCACTGTTCGCTTTCACGTTTCGATTCGCAAGGGTATATCTACATATAGACAGAGCTGAAGGCGCAACTCCCTCATATTGATCCGCGGATGTGATAAATCCGCCCACGCTGCGCGTCTGAGCTCGTGGCACATCAAAGCCGAGCTTCTTTTTCAACCCGCCCGAGATCAGGCCTCTGGCGGAATGTGGCGCCCAGCCCGTCGCCTCAACAATCTCGCCGATGGACGCCCCCTCGGGTCGCTGCAAGAGCGCGATGATCTTCGCCTGCTTGGTTCCAGCGCGGATCGCGACCGGCTTGCGCGTGTCAGCCTCGGGCGAAGGTTCCACAGGCTCTTTTGACGCAGAAGCCAGCTCCAGCTTCGCATTGCGAAGATTGGTCATGGTGCGGGCGACGACCGGCTCGATGCCGATCACGGCAAGGCCCGCTTCGGTGGCAATCAGCGTAGTGCCGTGACCATCGCCGGTCTCGCGCCAGAGCGGATCACCACGACGCAGATTGGCATCGACCTCCTCGAGCCAGCCCCGCTCGATCATCTTGCCAACCGCCATCTTGGCCGCAGCACCAGCCAGCCCCTTGGGCAATGGCATGGCCAGATTGGCGGGACGCCTTGCTGCGCGACTCAGAATGATGGACTGCGTAGAGGTAAGATTGGGCATCTTGGCCTCCTATCGTGAAGGGGACGTCGGAGTTCGGGTCAGTCGCTCTCGGCCATCGCGGCCGTCACTGCATAATGCTGCACCCAGCCGGTCAGGGAAGGCAGCCCGGCGGGGATGCCCTGCTCGCGCTCGGTCTGGCGGTCGATACGCCAGCCCTGCCAGCGGCGGATCGCAGAGGCGATGGCTGACTCAAGCGCGCAGTTGCAGCTGGTCATGTTGCCGACAACATCGTCGGCGAAGTGGCGGCCCGTGCGACTGTCGAGAAAGTCTCGGACCCCGATCATGTCGTCTTCGCTGCTAGCACCTATCGCCTCGGCGATCAGGCGCGCGGCGAGCATCCAGACCTCCGCGCTGCGGCGGTCGCGCTCTGGGCAGACGGTCAGGGTGCGGAAGAAGCCATAATCCTCGTTGCGGCTGGGAAGACAGGGGTACGTGGTCATCGTCGGGATCCTCGTGATGGGGACTGGCAGAGCGATGGGCCCCGCCGGTTGGGGCTTAAGCGGAACTGAGAGCTTCGAGCGTGGTGATGTGGTTGCGGAGCGTTGCGGCCTCTTCACGCCCCGCGTCGGCCCAAAAAGCGGCGCGGGCGCTGCAGGCTGCTGCAAGGCGCTCGGCATCCTCCCGGGTGAAGCGGTTGACCCTGTGCGCGCGGCCATGGCCCGTGCAGGTGGCGCAGTGCTTTTTGCCCTCGGGCGTCACCGTGAAGGTCAGCGGCCCAAAGTCGTCAATGACGATCCAGTTATGCGAAGTGACCGTGGCGCAGGCGCTTGGCGCGAGGCGGGCTTCGATCTCTTCCGCGGCGGCGCGGAAGTCGGCGATCAGGGCAGCGGTCGGGGTGGTCATGGCTTGGGCCTTTCAGGTGAGTTGGATCGTTTTGGTGCGATGACATTCGCTCTGAACGGCCGATTAACGTAGCAAAATCGGAGCAATAAACTTGCTTTATGATCACTCGTCAGAGGCTGTCGCATCGACCCACACCCCGTCCTTCCAGACATAGAGATGGGATAGTTCGCAGGTCGGGCACGGCAGGATGCGTGGCGCACGCGGCGGGTCGAAACAGTCGAGTTCATCGGCGCGGACTTGCCGGAGTTCGCGGGCGGCCAGGATGTCTTCGGGTGTCCAAGGAACCAGAGCCGGCAGCATATGCGCCGGATAGCCGTCGTAATGAATATAGACGTGGGCCCATTCTTCGGGCCCGGTCTGGATGGCAATCTGTGCGCGGGTGCTCATGGGCTCGGCCTCACGTCTGCTGTTCAATGAGCGCGAGGAGGACCGCCGCCATGCCGCCCAGGTATTCGCTGCGGCGGAACACGATCTCGTCAATGTGGCCAGCGTTGTCGATCGTAGGGTCAACCGCGAGATCCTCTGCCATATGCGGCATCAGGCGTTTGGCTTTTGCGTTGTAGCGAGCAGCTAGGGTCATCTGTGTTTTTCCAATCAGGCAATTTGCTTGATGTGAGAATCGCTCTTTGCGGAAGTGTAATCAACTCAAATAGACGGTTTTTATCGTTTATTTCTAATATGTTGAGGGAGCAGAGAACGCCATGGAAGGTCTGTCCGAACGTGCCTATGCCGAGCATGCCGGGATCTCTCGCGGAGCCGTGCAAAAAGCCCGCAAAAATGGCCGCTTGGTGCTTTTCGCTGATGGCTCAATCAATGCCGCTGCGTCCGATGCCCGCCGCGGTTCTGCTACCGATCCGGATCAACAGATACGCTCTCGCGGTGGATTGGGGGCGGCAAATGACGGGCCTGCAGTCTCAGGCTCCGGCGACAACACGTCCTATATCAAGGCGCGCACCGCGCTGACTGTCTATCAGGCTCAGGAAAGGCAGCTATCGATCCAGAAGAAGAAGGGCGTGTTGGTGGATCGGGCGCGGGCCGAAACGCTGGTGTTTCGTCTGGCGCGCCAAGAACGCGACTTGTGGGTCACCTGGCCCACACGCGTAGCAGCGCTGATGGCCGCGCAATTGTCCGCAGACATGGAGAAGGCATCCGGCAAGGCGGTGACGATCGAGACTGCGATCTTGCAGCGGGTGCTGGAAACCCATGTCCGAGAGCAGCTCGACGCCCTGGCAGGCCTTCAAATTGCATTGGAGTGAACAAGTTTGACATTCCTTTGTCTCGCACCTATTTCTGGCTAGGTAACTAGCCAGGAGCGAGCTCATGTGGACATTGCAGGATGCCAAAAATAAATTCAGCACGGTCGTTGATGCTGCTTTGGCAGGCATCCCCCAAGAAGTTACGCGACGCGGCAAATCAGCCGTAGTGGTTTTATCAACCTCCGAATACCGATCTCTTCTCGCAGACGCACAGCGCTCCAGGGGGTCGTTTGTTGACCATTTACTTACATTCCCGACTGAGAAAATCGAGCGAGCGCAGGTTAAGCCAAGGCCCGTAGACTTCTAATGTATTTGCTGGATACAAATGTGCTATCAGCTCTTCGTCGCCCCGAACGAGCGCCGAAGGTTACAAAATGGTTACGCGGCAAGCCTGAGGAACAACTGTTCTTGAGCGTGATAACCATCGGAGAAATCGAGCGCGGCATCGCTCAACAAAAACATCGCAATCCTCGCTTTGCTGAGGACCTCCAACACTGGATAGACCGCACCACCCTTCTGTTCGCAGATCGGCTCCTTTCTTTTGGCACTGATGATGCACGGATCTGGGGGAACCTCTCTGCGCGGATTGGCCACAATGGTGCAGATCTACAGATAGCTGCCACCGCGCTTGTGCATGGCGCGACGGTCGTCACGGGTAATATCAGTGACTTTGAGCCCACTGGTGCGCAACTCGAAGACCCATTTTAGCCCTCACATAAAGCCCTGAAGCGCCCCGAAGAGAAACGGCAGGCAGGGCATGCGTGACAATCAGCCTTCACATAATCAGCTGACCGCAGGCCTCGATCTCGCCTTTGACGGCGCCGAGGACATCCTGCGCGCCTGGCGCCGTGGGATGCGACCCGACCCTGACCTGACCGTGTCCGAATGGGCGGATGCGCACAGGAAACTGTCATCTCGGGCCTCGGCTGAACCCGGGCAATATCGAACGGCCCGTACACCCTACTTGCGCGACATCATGGATGCGCTGAGCCCGGCTCACCCAGCACAGCGGATTTCGTTCATGAAAGCGGCGCAGGTCGGCGCGACGGAGGCCGGAAACAACTGGATTGGCTTCGTCATTCACCATGCACCGGGCCCCATGCTGGCGGTGTTGCCGACAGTGGAAATGGCCAAGCGAACCTCGCGGGGGCGGATCGATCCGCTGATCGAGGATAGCCCGGCGCTTAAGGAACGCGTGCAGCCCGCCCGGTCACGTGATGCCGGCAACTCGATGCTGTCAAAGGAGTTTCCCGGCGGCCTACTCGTGCTGACCGGTGCGAACTCGGCCACGGGTCTGCGCTCGATGCCGGCGCGCTACGTGTTTCTGGATGAGGTCGATGCCTATCCGGCGTCCGCTGATGAAGAGGGCGATCCGGTCAGCCTCGCGGAGGCGCGCACCACGACCTTCGCGCATCGGCGCAAGGTGTTCATGGTCTCAACCCCGACGATCCGAGGGTTGAGCCGGATTGAACGGGAGTTCGAGGCCAGCGATCAGCGGCGGTATTTCGTGCCCTGCCCGCATTGCGGCCATATGCAATGGCTGCAGTTCGAGCGGCTGCGCTGGGATAAGGGACGACCGGAAACAGCTGCCTATGCCTGCGCAGGCTGCGACCAGGCAATCGCCGAGCATCACAAGACGCAGATGCTCGAGCGGGGTGAGTGGCGAGCGACGGCGAGCAGTGCCGATCCCAACGCGATCGGCTTCCACCTCTCGGCGCTTTATTCGCCGGTCGGCTGGAAAAGCTGGGAGCAGATCGCGCGGGACTGGCTGGCGGCGCAAGGCTCTGACGAAATGCTGCGCGCAGCACGGAACACGCTCCTGGGCGAGACCTGGGTTGAAAGCGGCGATGCGCCGGAATGGCAACGGCTGGCGGACCGCCGCGAGGCTTACGCGGCGCAGATCCCGATGGGCGGGTTGTTCCTGACCGCCGGGGCCGATGTGCAGAAGGACCGTATCGAGGTCGACGTCTGGGCCTGGGGCCGCGGCTTAGAAAGCTGGCTGATCGATCACATCGTCATTCCGGGCGGGCCGGGTGACCCTGCCTGCTGGCAAGCACTGACAGCACTGCTCGGCCAAACTTGGGTGCATGCGAACGGCGCCGTGATGCCGCTCGCCAAGCTGGCCATCGATACCGGCTATGAAACAGCCGCGGTCTACGCCTGGGCCCGGGCACAGGGCATTGCGCAAGTGGCGCCCGTAAAGGGGCTCGAAGGATTCAACCGGGCCACGCCTGTGTCGGGTCCAACATTCGTCGATGCAACGGTAAATGGGCGGAAGCTCAAACGTGGGGCCCGGCTCTGGACGGTGGCCACGGCCACCTTCAAAGCCGAGACCTATCGCTATCTGCGGCTCGAGCGACCGTCCGATGAGGATCGCGCGCTGGGCGTGCCCAACCC